GTTTTTCTCTCGTGGAAGACTGGTTCATTACGTTCATTCATTGCTGGAAACAGTGATGCATCTGAATTAGACATTGAGTATGCCACCCTATTGAAATGGTGGGAACTCGCCAGGAATGGTAATTTGGACAAGATCGAAGGAGTTAATGACGCTGAATTCAACCGTAGGCTTGAAGGCCTTACAACGAAGTTGAAGAATATGCTCCCAAGATTGAAAGGCATTGACAAAAGTGTTATTGAGAGAAAGTACATGAAATTGCTGGAAATCATCAATGACTTTTCGCTTATGAAGTTGAATAGTGGATTTCGTCGTGCCCCCTTCACAATAGAGTTCTTTGGTGATAGTAGTCAAGGAAAATCCACCTGTTGTGAACAATTAAGTAATGCACTTTTGGCCAGTGCAGGACTCTCGACTGAAAAAGGTCGTAAATTTATGTTTGATTCGTCCAAGAAGCATTGGGATGGAGCTCGCTCCGATATGCTTGAATTCAAAGTGGACGATCATGCAAATGTGAAGTCTGAATTTATTGAAACTTCACCATGTGATGTCATTATTAAAGTGTGTAACAATGTTCCCTGTGTTGCACCGATGGCTGATCTTGTCAACAAGGGTAGAGTGTGGATTGAACCTGAATTGTTCACGCTCACAACAAATGTTTTGGATTTGGATGCCAGAACTTATTCCAATTGCCCATACTCAATTCAACGTCGTATGCATGTGGTTGTTGATGTTAAAGTTAAGCCACAATTTGCTCGTATGTTGGATGGAAAGCCAGTCGGTATTGACACCGATAAGGTCATTGAATATTATACAGTTGATGGTGTATACCAACCACCTGTTTTCGACGATATTTGGAATTTCACTTTGATGCGACCACAGAAGCCTGCCAGTCTCACTACTGGAGCTTCTTATGTCATTGTTGAGGTTGAGGGTAAGAAGATGGAAAATATCTCGATGAAGGAACTGATGAATTATTGCATCGATAAGTTTCATAAACATCGAGATAATCAGCGTAATTTGGAATTAGCACAGGATACACGAGAACACACATATGAATTGTGTGGTGTTGAAGGGTGCTGCCAGTTGCGTGGACACTGTTGTAAACATAAGATGGATTGCCAATTTGGTTTTAATTTGAATACGACAGCTGTTTTGAGACAACTTGAATGGTCACGGCGGCTTTATGCTGCCAGCGATTGGGTGCAATTTGTACCCAGTTGCATTGTATATAGTGTGATTTTTCAAAACATGTTTCTTTTGTGTAATGTTG